AAAAGAAAAAACAATATAACTACTATTTCAACTAAGAAAGTAGCGCAAATCGAAAAAAAAGAGGGTAAAACGAACGTTAAGCGAGAGGTAAAAGTAAAAGACAAAGTTACCCAGCGTGAAAGCGTGCCTATGTGGTGGCTTTGGATTTTAATTTTAGGAATTGCTTATTTAGGTTATAGGAAACTAAGGCGTATGAATGTGATATAAAAATAAACCCTACCGAATAAGTAGGGTTTATTTTATTTAATATTTTTCCATTACTATATGAAATGCGTTCCATTCATCGCCCTTAGCAATTGTTTTTATTATATAACCTTGTTTCAAATACTTCCTAACTTCTTCTTCGTTACCGCTTCTGAAAAAAATAGTTGATTTTGGTAATTGAGGTTTAACAGTCATAATTGAAACTGTTGTGGCTGAAATAAGAGTAACAAATAATACTCCTGCAACAAAATAAAAAAAGTTCTTCATAATTTCCAAGTTTTAAAGTTCATTCAAAAATAATCAATTTTTTTCACACAACCAAAGAAAATAATGTTTATCTTAGCTGTGATTTCATAATTTAGTTTTTTGGTTAGTAGAATCCCCGTTGCGTAATTGGTTGCGAACGGGGTTTTTATTTCGCATATCCTGACAAATAGGTGTGTTTATTGATTTTTATTTCGGTTAGCGGGTAGTTATGAGTAAGCTTATCCAAAAATGCGTTTAATTGCAAATTCGGATAATTCTACATAACAATTTTTAGAAGTCGATTGTAAAATATCTTCGACTTTCTTGTGTATTCCGTTTTTAAATCCAATTCCAATAACAACACGTCTGTTGTTTTCGTAATGTTTTGAACCAATTTTTTTAAAGTTTAAGAAAAGTTTATTTTCTCCTTCAAACATTTCATCGGTTAAATCTTGTTTTAAAAATTTGGCATGTTCTCCAATAATTCTGTATTTAATAGCATCATTAGCTAACATTAATTGTACCATTAAATTTTTATCAGTAATATTAGATATGTTGTGAAATAATTTAGGATATTCTCTTAAAAGTTCTCCTTCTGTTTTACTTCTTATAGTTAAGACAAAATCCGTAGTAGATTGTAATTCCATTTTTTTGTGTTTTAGAAAGCCTACTCATAACAAGTGTTTTGCGATGATTTTCGGCTTTAGGTTAAATATTAATGTTGTTTTTGTACTTGTAATCTTTTGTTTTAGATTGAAAGGCTTGCGTTTCTCATCCCGAAAAACCTCGCAAAGCACCAATACGTTAAGCAAATATAAAAAACATTTCCACACTAAAAACATCTATGTATTATTTAGAATGAATATAAATTATAAAATAATCGTATAAAAATTATATTCGTATTAATATAATTATTATATTTGTACGGTAATCAAATAAACAAATAGAAATTATGAAAGTAATCCACAACAGTTGCAGTTTTGAAATAGTAAGATATTTTGATTGTAGCGCAGTAATTGAAATCAATCCTTTAGGCGGTGTTTTTTTAGATGGTGAAAACCCTAAGTATGTAACTGAAAAAATAGAAAACTTAACTACTAATTTTGGTGGTGGTTTTGAAGAATGGGTAAAGGATAACTATTAATAAAATCAGGGGTGCGACTGTAACGCACTTTTATTATGTATTCAAAAGAAATCACATTATACGGCGTTAAGTTAAGTGTAGAGTATAAAATCGTGGGTAAATATTACCCTGCTACAAGAGAAACGCCTGAGGAACATCCAGACGTTATAATTACAAAAATAACAGCATCAGACAGCTTTATAGATTTACAAGACCTATTAGAAGCGCACGTTGAAGAGATTTATGAAACCTTAAACGAACTTATATGAGAAAGATTGTTTTTTTATCTGAAACTAAATTTGGCGCTTATAGAAAATTAATTTTGTGGCGCAAGAAAAATAATGTTGCGGTTTCTTATTTAGATATGAGAACAGAATCATTTGGATTTAACCTTAAAGTTACGTATAATATCAACTAACTAAATTAAAAAATATGAACTCACACGTTATCCCACAAGAAACAATATCAGAGCTTAAACAATTAGTATCAGATATTGAAAGTGTTGAAGAAATGGAAACTTCAATGGGCTATGTTACAGAAGAAGAAATGTTAAAATACAAAAAAGCTAAAAACGAATTGTTTAATTTAATTAAAGGATTATGAACCAAGAAATAAACCAAAAAGTATTTAGCGATTTAATGACAAAGCTAAATATTCAGAAGCCGAAAAGCGAAAAGGAAAACTTTAATGATTGGATGCGTAACAAAGTAAAAAGCATTCATTTTGCAAACAACCAAGCGATGTTAAACGCTTATAACAGAATCGAAGAAAAAACAATTAAATTATGAAAGCAAAATTCACACCGATTGCAATGAGATGCAACGAAGAACAGTTTAAGGCTATTGAGCCGAAGTTGAGAAAATTAAACCTTATATTAAATGATAGAATTACTAGTTTTAATATTGATGAATATTTAACAAATAGCTTTAATGGAAACAAAATTGTAAACATAAGTCATTGCATTAAAGATAATCATAATCGTAAGGTATACGAAACTTGGAACGAAGAAATATTCCTAAACGCTTGTGGAATTGAAACAAAGCCTTCTCTTGAAGATGTGAAGGAATACTTTAAAAATGCTAAAGAGGTAAAATGTTTATTTAATTACAATCAAATAAACATAACAGAAAACATAGTTGAAGATATATATAGAGGTTGGGATGGTTTTTGGATTTCTATATCAAATCACACAGACCTAACAGTTAAGCTTTATAGTGTAAGAGAAAACAAATACGCCGAAATCATATCCTACAAAGAAGAAACTTTCCAAGTATCAAAATCATTCATTTTAGAAGCGCATCAATCCGCTTGCTCAACTTTGAAAGAGAAAATTGAGAAAGAGTTTCCGAGTTTGTTTGTTAATGAGAAATTTAAAGTAGGTAAATATTATAAATACACTGGTAACAATCGATTTTTATTTAAAGTAGAAAAAGTAAAAAGTAATGGTGTTGTTGGTTACGGAGTTCTTGAGAAAGACGGTTCGGATTGGGTTTATGATTGGGAAATTGCCATGGATAGTATTTATGGTCAATATATGTATGAAGCCACTCCCCAAGAAGTAGAAACCGCTTTAATTAACGAGGCTAAGAAAAGAGGTATTTGGAATTCTCCTATTATAAATACAAAAGGAGATGAAGAGTTAAAAGATATTTATTCAAAAACATTTGATTTTAAAGAAAACGTTCTTTGGTCAAAATACGGTAGGATTTTCGATAATGGTATTTGGGCTAAAGCTATACCACAACCAACCGAGTTAACACTTGAACAAAGAATTGAGAACTTAGAAAAGAAATTATGTACAAAAGTAATTTAACCAACGCAATATCGGATTATAACGCAAAGAATCCGACTTTAAGGAAACTAACCTTAACATCTATTGCAAAGCAAATCGGTTGCAGTCAGCCGTATTTATCTGGGATTGGGAAAAGTAAGGAGTTTGAATATTTATACAAATCAATATATCTTACTAAACAAAAAAAAGGTATTGAAAAAAGATGGTTTTTACATGTTAAAACCTCTAACTCTATCCTAATCCAACGCCTCGAAGCCATACGCAAAATATTACGATGTGAGATATACGATTTAATTAAGAGGGGATGATTTACACAATTAGAAATATAGCGGACTTTTGCGATGTTGATTTTGGGTTTATCAGGCGTATAATTAACGCAAATGAATTAAGACCAAAAAAGATATATGGAAACGCTAACGAAAAATTAGGTTACAGCTTTCATCAAATTAATATTTTAAAAGATTTGTTGGAACAGATAAGCCAAAAGGAGATACATTTAGACTTTGACAACGAAGAAGTTTATAATCTTTACCACAGCAAAATGAATTTTTTAGAACTTAATCAGTTGTAATTTAGAACAATTATAAAGGATATATTTTGTATATTTGAAATAACTAAAAACATTAAAATTATGAAAAAATTAATTAACACGCCACTAGAAATTCAAGAAATTGATTTTAGGGTGCAATCTATTAATAAAGGCGGTTACGCTACTATATTAGCCTATAAAGATGCAAGGGTTGATATGAACAGATTGGATGAGGTTTACGGTGTAGGCTTTTGGCAAAAAAAATACGATGTTATAAATGAAAATTTGTTTTGTAGCGTTGGTATTTGGAATGACTTTTTAAAACAATGGGTTTGGGTTCAAGACGTAGGAACTGAAAGTAATACCGAAAAGGAAAAAGGTCAAGCGTCTGACGCATTTAAAAGAGCGTGCTTTAACTTAGGTATTGGTCGAGAACTTTACGACTATCCAATTATATCAGTTAAGCTATTAGACAATGAATTTGATAAAACAACTAATAAGCCAACTTGGGATTTTAAATTAAAAGAGTGGGTTTGGCACTCTATTTTTGAAGACGGAAAACTTACTTATTTAGGCGCAAAAGACCAAAATGGTAAAGTTAGATTTAACCACGATAAAAGAACAAAGTGATGATAGGAGGTAAAGAATATTTTTTAATAATGACGGAAGAAAAATTTAACGCCCTTGATACAGAAACGAGGGCGTTATTTACCCACGTCGAAGTAAGAGAAGCTTCAGAGTGGATAAATAACCAAGACGACCCAATATACAGAAAGTTGTATAAAGACCAACAAAATTCAAAAAAGATACTTCAATCGTATCTTTACGATAAACGTAATAATAATAATAAAAAACAATAATTATGGAAGTAACAGGAAAAGTAAAAGTAGTAAACCCAGAACAACAAGTTTCGGCAAGCTTTAGGAAACGTGAGTTAGTAGTTGTAACTCAAGAACAATATCCGCAGTTTATAAGCATCAACTTTGTACAAGATAAATGCGATTTATTAAACAGCTTGCAAGTCGGTCAAGAGGTAAAAGTTAGCATTAACTTACAAGGGAGAGAGTGGGTAAATCCACAAGGCGAAACAAAGTATTTTAACGATATTCAAGGTTGGCGAGTTGAGAAGTTAAGCGATGCTAATAACGTCGAAGTAAAAGAACCTGCAACACTTGGAGCAGAACACGAAGATTCGGGGCTTCCTTTTTAATTTAAATCAATGAAAGTATCAATAACAACCTCTATCGTAAACAATCTATTCAAACGAAATAGAAATCTAATCTTAGACGCTATACAATCGTTTAACGGTCAAGAGGTTGTTGTTACTTTTGAAAAGGCTAAAAAGAAGCGTTCTAATAATCAAAATGCTTATCTTTGGTCAGTACTATACCCAATAACACAACAAGCTATTAAAAACGAATGGGGCGAAGTTTGGAGCATAGATAAAGTACACGAATTTTACAAGCTACATTTTAACTACACCGAAAAGGTAAACGAAGAAACGGGTGAAGTTGTAAAAATACCAAAGTCAACTACTGAAAACACAACTACACAACAAGAAGATTACCACGCACAAATTAGACAGTTCCTTAAAGAATGGTTTAATGTAGATTCGCCACTACCAAACGAAAATATCGAAATTATTTTTGATTAATTATTTGGTGGATTGAAAAACATTACCTATATTGCACTCGCATTGAAGTAGAGAGCATTGCGAACATAACGAAAATATTATAGCAACTCCTAACAAGGATGCCCTCTCTACTTAAGGCGAATTGTTGGGAGTTGTGCATTTATATAACTTAAAATAATTTAAAATGGAACATAAAATTACCGTTTATGAAGAGTCTGAAAAATCAATTTCAGTATTAGAAACTTTTGAAAATTACATTGTTATCAGGGTTTCAGAAAATACCGAAAAAAATACTATTCAATTAGACTTGTCAAAAGAACAATTACATTCTTTTATAGGCACATTATTACACGTTCAACAAAAATTGAAAGGAGGTAAATAATGGCTGAAAATAAAAAATCATTTGTGCTTTATGCGGATTTAATAAAAAATATTGAGCATTTAACCAATGAAGAAAAGGGTATTTTATTCAATCATTTATTAGAATATGTAAATGATAAAAAACCAATTTTAGAAGATAGGTTAATCTTAACGGCTTGGAAACCTATTGAGGCACAATTAAAAAGAGATTTGGTTAAGTTTGAAGAGGTAAAACAAAAAAGAAGTGAAGCTGGTAAGCGTTCTGCTGAATTAAGAGCATTAAAGATAGATGAACAAACACCAACAAATCCAACAAGTGTTGAAAGTGTTAAACAAACACCAACAAATCCAACTGATAATGTAACTGTTAATGTAACTGTAATTAATATAGAAGAACGCAAACAAAAGTTTGCTAACTCACTAAAGCCTTATTTACAATTATACGGTGCTGATATGCTAAATGACTTTTATGGTTATTGGACACAACACGGAGAAAATGATAAAAAGTTTTTAGCAGAAAAACAAAAGTCTTTTGGTATAGATAGGCGTTTAGAAACTTGGAAAAGAAATGAGGGTAAATTTGGGAACAAAACAAAAACAGACAGACTATGAAACTAAAAGAAGCAATACAAAGATTATCGTTTACGGTTTCAAAACAGAACAAGCCAAATAGCACAGATGCAGAAGCCTTAAATAAAATAATGGAATATGTAAACAACTCAATAAAAAAAGAAGTAAACGAAAACGAGTTATTCGCTAAACTATATGTTTATTCACTAATCAAAGAAACGGTTTTTTATAAAGGCGATATTGATATGGCACAAAAAAGAATTAACGAAGTGCTAAGAAAATCACTTTATAGTATTTACGAAAGCCATAGAGATAACTTTAACGCAATATCATTTAATAATTATCTACACGAAAACGGATTAAGCGATAAGCATCCATTTTGTTATAATGAAGCCGAAACAGAAACCAACAAAGAACTAACAAAACTAAAAGATTGGAAGGTTTATGCTAATGGAATTTTAGAACCCGAAGAAAACGAAATGCAGTTAAATTGGCTTATTACATTAACAATAAACAACTTTAAAAATGTTTGAACCGATTAAAATAGAAGCCGAAAGCGTTGAAGTTGGTAAAACTAATTTTTCAGATATTGAAAAAGAAAGTTATATTGACCCTAGTGTTGAATTAAAACCTCAACCAATAGCGTTATCATTAGGAGAAACTCTATACAAAGGGAATTACTATCCTACACCGATTGGTAGTTATGGGGATTTTAGTTGTATAGTAGGAGCATCAAAGAGCCGTAAAACATTCGTTAAGTCTTTAATTGTCGCTGGTTACTTAGGAGGAAACTCTAATTTTTATAGCAATATTCAAGGGCATAACAATAAAGATAAATTTGTTTTAGAATTTGATACAGAGCAAAGTCATTTCCACACACAAAGAGTTACAAGGCGTGTTATTGAAATGGTCGGTATAAATGACAGTAGGTATAAAACATATTCATTAAGACAGTATGACCCTAAAGTAAGATTTGAGTTTATAGATTATATGCTTTACGAAAGCGAATTTAAAAACGATATTGGATTAGTTAGCATTGATGGTTTTGTGGACTTGGTAACTGACTTTAATAGTTTAGAGCAAAGCACACAATTAACAGAAAAGCTATTGCAATGGACTTCAAAAGTAAATTGCCATATTACGGGAATTTTACACAAGAATTTCGGAACATCAAAGCCAGTTGGACACGTTGGAAGTAGCGTTCTTAAAAAAGCAGAAACAGTTATGTTTATAGAAAAAGAAAACGAACTAACTAAAGTAACTTGCGAATACAGTAGAAACATTCCTTTCGATGAGTTTTACTTTGAAGTTGACGAAAATTGGCTTCCTAAAGTTGCAAGTTATACACCAAAGGAAATATTAACCAAAACAACTAAACCATTTAAATAATGAAAAACAACATTAAACAACCAACACTAGCATTAAACGAGCCTTTGCTACTAAAAGCGTGGTCGAAAATAACTTGGGAGTGCTTCGAGAAAAAAATAACTTATGCGGAGTGGGTTAATTTTGAGAAACATCATAACTATGAATACTTAACATTTGAGATATGAAAAAAAAATTAGGAATACCATATATGGGAAGTAAACGAAAACTTGCTTCAGAAATACTTCAGAAAATAACACAAAGACACGATGGTATAACAGACTTTTATGATTTGTTTGGTGGTGGTGGTTCGATTAGTTTTACTGCTATACGTGATTATCGATTTAACGTACACTACAACGAACTTAATAAACATATTTATAGTTTAGTCGAATACATTAAAAATCACAAAGAATTAGAACCTAAGTTTTACGAATGGGTAACACGCGAGGAGTTTTTTAATCAAGTTAATAAAAGCAATGATGATGCGAATTGGTATAGCGGATTTGTAATGAGTTGTTGGAGTTTTGGTAATAGTCAAAATTCTTATTTATACGGTGCTGAAATTGAAAACATAAAAAGATTAGCGCACGAGTTTATAGTAAATTGCGATTTAGACGCAATGCGTGAAATAGGAATTGATATTCCTTACTTAGTTAATATTGATGGTGTACAGAATAGAAGAAAAATATTTTGTAGAGAAATAGAATCTCAGATAAAACAAAGATTTGATGTTCAAAACTTAGAACGCATTACTTTACTTGAACACTTAACACGCCTACAAAACCTACAAAACCTACAAAGCCTACAAAACCTACAAATTTATAATAAAAGCTACCAAGATATAAAAATTATCGGCAATAACCCAATTATTTACTGTGATATTCCGTATAAAGGAACGGGAGAGTATAAAGATGGTGGATTTAATCACGATGCTTTTTATGAATGGTTCACTAATTTATCTTATCCTGCGTACCTAAGCGAGTACGATGCGCCATTTGAAAAAATAGAAATGTTTAAACACCGTTCGTCTTTATCGGCCACAAATAACAAAAAGCAAGTATTCGAGTCAATATTTTGGAACGGAAAAGGAAATATAATTAAAAACACTTTATTCTAATGGAAACCAAACCAAAACCCTGCAAAGGGCAAAACAAAGCTAAAGGATTTAAAGGATGCGGAAAGCCAACTTTATACCGTGTTCATGGATTAGGTAAAATGTGCGGTTGTTATTCTAAATGGTTGCTTACAACAGACAACGGCAAATTACATTTAAACAAGGCTATTTTAAAGGCTTCTAAGCCACGTTTAGAATTAGAGAAAGCCGATAACGAGAAAAGACAATCTGAATCGCTTAAATTAGCTAAAAGCAATACTAAAACAGTTGTTCACGAATTTGTTAGGGAACGTGATAAACATAAACCTTGCATTTCGTGTGGTTGTGAATGGAATAGTGATTTTCAAGCTGGGCATCACTACAAATCAGAGACATTTGAAACTCTTAAATATAATTTAGATAACATAAACGGGCAATGTTACAGATGCAACAATTTTATGGATGGTGCTTTTGATAACTACGCCTTAAATTTACCTAAACGAATAGGGCAAGAGCGTTATAATAATTTGGTTTATTTAGCATCTATTGACAAACAACAATCAAAAGTTTGGAACTTCGATAATTTAAAAGCCATTCGGAACGAAGTAAAGAGACTTAAAAAATCGCTTATTTAGAATCAATATAAACAACGTAAAATATTTGGTGGTATCAAATAAGTTACTTACATTTGTGTAATTAAAAGATAGAAATTATGAGAGCAAACTTAAAAACAAAAGAAATTGAAAAAGAATTTGAGCCTATAACTATTGAGTTAGTTATTGAAAACAAACAAGATATAGTAAACTTATACTGCAATTTAAATGTTAGTTTAAGGCACTGTATTGAAGAGAATAAAATGAGTATAAATAAAATCCCTACCGACCACGCTATGGCTTTGTTTTCTATTGTTAAAAAGTTAGCCAAAGAACACGGTTTAAAAAATTAATTATGCTATACAAAAAACTATTCGCCCTATCCACCATATCCAACCACGAAATATGCAAGCGGTTAGATATAACCCATACAGTAAGGCAAAGATTTGAAGCAAAGGGAACAAAGATAGATTTAGAAACTTTCGTTAGGTTTTCAAGACTTCTTGGAATACCAGACAAAGACGCAACAGAATTAGTAACAAGTGAAATAAGTAAGTTATGGCGGGAATAAAATTTATATGCTCAAAAGTCAGAAACATAAAACTATTTGGCGATTGGTATTTACAAATTAAATTTAAGTAAGTTATGGGAAAATGTAAATTTAAACAAAATCAAAGAATAATTTATGATAGCGGTTTTGGATATGAAATAGGATATTTTCAAGGAGAAGGACTGCTATTAGGAACTTACCAAGTTGATATTTGTACAGGTGTTTCAGTAGGACTTATTTCTCATTCTAAAAAAGATATTATTAATTATTCAGATGATGTTATAACTGCATTATCATCAAAATATGGTTACGAAAAAAGATTTAGTGACGTTTTCTAACCGCCCAAGAGTTAAACCAATTAAAAAAATAAATTATGGAAACAATTTTAAGAATAGAAGAAACAAGTTTTAAAACTAAAGAAACCAGTTGGAGTAGTTATGAAGGATTTCAAGTAATTACCGATAAACAAACCATTAAGTTAGGTATTCAATCTGGACAAAGTTGTTGTGAGCAATACGGTTATTTTATGAGTGAGGATGATTTTTCAGGATTTATAAACTCAAAATTAATTAGTATTGAAATTACCAATACTTGTTTAAATACAAAAAAACTTGAACAAGAAGAATTATATGAGCCTGATTTAATGTTTGTAAATTTAAATACAGACAAAGGCTTATTACAATTTGTTGCTTATAATTCACATAATGGATATTACGGTCACGATGCCGTTGTTGTAAGCGAACAATTAAACCACGAAGAAATACTTTAACCTCAAACAAAAATAAATCATGTCAACAATAGTAGAGAATATAACGAAAGGCGAGTGGAAATTAAAACACTCCGAAAATAATTCACAATGGAACATTATCGGCTCAATGGTTGGAGGTCGTTATAAAATAGCAAGATGTCCTTATTTAGTTTCAGATTTTGATTGGATTAACGAAAGAGAAAAAACAGAACAATTAGCCAACGCCAAACTAATAGTCGATGCAGGAACAACAGCAAACCTTTGCGGAAAGTTACCCAGCGAATTACTCGAAATGAATAATGAGTTGTTGGAAGGAGTTTCAAAAGCATTAAAATATTTAGACGCTTTCGAAAAACCTACAAATTTCTGCATTTCTAATGCCAAGAAAACCTTATTCGAACTAATTAAAAAATGATATGAGAAAAATATTAGATTGGCTTAATGCCGAAGATGTTTCAAATCAAATGGGCGGAGGTTGTTTGGTTTCTGCATTCAGATATTTAGTAGTTATCGGTATCACCATAATTATAATAACATCATTGATTTTTAACAACTAATCCAAAAACACACTAAAAAATGAAAACGATACCAACAGCGGAGGAATACTTAGGAGATTTACCATATTATATTGACCCAAGCATTTTAACTGAATTTGCCAAGTTACAAATCGAAGCATTAAGAAGTGAGTTGAAAGAGAAGTCCAAAGATTTAAGTCTTCCAAATTATATCATTAAAGGAATAGTATCAAATATAGATATCGACCAAGTAATTAACAAACACCTAAACGAATTGAAATGATGACAAACGAAAAAAAATTAGAATTGACTTTAACATCAATGTTGACAGATGGGTTGATGGTTCAAGGTTTTAATGGGGATGAATATTATATTTGTACTTTAAAAGGAATACAAAACGGAAAATATTATGATGAAACATGCGCTTTACTTGAAGAATTTAAACCACTTCTCCACTCACTAGACAAACTAACAGACAAAATGTTTGATGGCAAAAGTGCAATGGATATTATTCAAATATACCACGAATCAAGAGTTCACTATTTGGTAGAACAAATATTAACAGGATTAGTGGAATCAATAGTATTAGAAGATTTGAAAAAATTACACTTCAACATCTACGATTTGCCAAAAGAAATGTATATCGAGAAGTCAATCCTAAAAACCCAATTACAAGAATTGGATAACCTTTAAACCTAAGAACAATGGAAAAGCAAAGAACTCCGATAGCAGAAAGCATTAAAGATTTAGAAGTTTTTAAGTCAATGTGTAAAACACAAAGCGAGTTGTTTATAATTAATTACGCTATATCAACATTAAAAAACAAACTCCCAATCCTAAAACAAATAAATTATGAACGGAAAAGCTAAAATAGATTTTTTTAATCAATGTAAATACAGCGAATTAGGTTTTTCAGAACTACCTAAAGTTTGCCAACAAGCACTTATAATCGAGTGGTTAGATAGTGTTGGGATTTATGTTAATATTAATAGAGAAATTTCGAATGTAAATCTTTGGTGCTTTGATTTAACTTTTAAAAAAAATCTTGACCATAAAGTTGGAGAAAATTGGTTTGATAACCGCCAAGAATCCACAGAAAAAGCAATAGAAACCGCAATAAACATTTACAACGAAAAACAGAAATAAGATAAAAAGGGGCAATAAAGTGAAAATCAAACTGATGAATTGAGGCAATGTCAATAAGACCAAAACCAACCATTAAAGTCGTTCCGCCCCTTAACCCAAACAGTTAAAAACAAAATAATCTAAACATTTTGTAATAGTTTAAGAATAATTTGTATCTTTGTTTTTATGATAACAGGAAAGCTATTAATAGAAGAAGAAAACGGACAGGATTTCCGTATTTTCTATTTCAACCCAAATAGCGTAAACGGGATATATGTAATCGACAGCGAGCTAATGGGTGTTATCATTCAAGGACAAGACTATATTCTGCAATTTGACAATAATATTTTTGAAGAAATAATTGCAATATTAAAATTAAAGACTTTAGGAATTAACTAATATACGGCAGAGGAAAATCAAAAGCTCTGTTTACCTACTTTAACGTTTTAAGGTAGGTTTTACGTATTTAAAAACAAACATTATGAAAAAACTATTGTTATTACTATCGCTTATTTTTTTAAGCTGTGATACAGAACAAACACCACAAGAAGTCTGTATATGCGAAAAAGCACGTTACTACGACAACGCTCCAGTTGGATGCTTAGTTTATAGAACCGTTGAAATAGATTGTGAAACAAGACAGCCAATTGAATTGATACCTAATTCTACTTTTGTTAAATGTGAAGATGAGTAAATCATTAGGAATTTATATAAGCAACTATAATGAAATTGGTGGAGTAGAAAGGTTTGTGGAGAACTTCTGCAAACGAATGAACAAACATTATGACATTACTTTACTTTTTGATTGGGTTGAGAAAAATTCACTTTTATTTGAAATGTCGGAATTTGTTAATATTAAAAAATTAGACCGTAATTCTAAATACAACTTTGATTATTTTATTAACTCGACAGCTTGGGGCTACGAACCATATAAACATATAAAGGCAAACAAGCAAATTCAAATCATACACGCTGATTTCACACACGTAATCGCAAATTGGAATTTCAAATATACAAAGCATAAAAACACAACACATCATGTTTGCGTTGGGGAAGTTGTTAAAAAGGCTTTCGAGATAGCTACACCTTACAAATGCGACAAGATAATATATAATCTACTAGACAACAATATTAAGCTAGAATCAAAGTCTAAAAACAAAGTTTTAACATTAATTACAGTTAGTAGATTAAGTGGCGAAAAAGGATTTGACAGAATGTTAAAGTTTGCCGAATTATTACAATTAAATAAAATTGATTATATTTGGAACGTTTACGGAAACAGAAACAACGATTATAACAATTCAATAGTTAGAAAGTTTGCAAAGACAAAAGTAAAGTTTAATGGTGTTATAAGAAATCCGTTTCCAGAGATTAACAAGGGGGATTACTTGGTTCAGCTCAGCGACACGGAGGGATTCGCATACAGCGTTTACGAGGCTTTGCAATGTAAAACACCGTGTATTATAACACCTTTTGCAAGTGGTAACGAACAAATACAACATGGAGTAAATGGTTATATTATTCCTTTTGATTTGCAAGGCATAGATTTTAAACAAATAGTAAATAATATTCCAACAGTTAAAGACTTTCAAGAAATAGGAAGCGAACAAAGTTGGATAGATTTTTTAGAAAATGGAAGCAAATAAGGTGCGTGAAATAGTAATATATAATTGGCAAGAGCAAGAAGAAAAAGAGTTTAAAAACATAATTAGGCTTATTTCTGAAACTGCATATAATGGTGGTTTAATTTTAGAAGTAAAAGATATATCTGAAAGAGTTGTTTTAAAATTAAAAATATTAGGCTATAAAGTAATTCACTATCAATTTACAATACCAACACAGGACACATTTATTATTGATTGGAAATAATGGCAAAGAAACAAAAACAAATAACATTAAGAACGCTAAAACCTATTAACGACAGTAGCGTAAACAGAAAAAGAAAGTTAAACGAACATTTTGAAGTAAATAAAGAAAGATATAACCAAATGGAGTCAGCACTTGGGAACAGCTTTAAAAACTACTTTGAGATTGTTGAAATAAAATAACATGGCAAGACCAAGCGAGTATAATTACGAATTATGTGTTGAGGTATGTAAAGAAGTTGCAAACGGATTTAATATAAAGACCGTTTTATCTTCTAAAGCAGAGTACCCAGACTTCTCTACTTGGTGTGATTGGAAAAGGAAAAACGACGAATTAGCCAACCTATACACACGAAGCATTCAAGACAAAGCAGAATCAGTTGACGAGGAAATTGATTTAATATTTTCAGAGGTACGAAGCGGAGGCATAGACCCATCAACTGGAAGATTATTAATAGATACTCTCAAATGGAAAGCGTCAAAGTATTATCCTAAGATGTTTGGGGATAAGGTACAGCAAGAACATAGCGGAGAAATAAAAGGGCAATTGCCCCCTCAAATAGTATTTTTAGATACTGACAATGCAAATTAAGTTCTCTAAGAAATACAAAGTGCTTTTTGAAATCCTAAGCGGAAAGCATCCTGAAGTTGATACTGTTATTATAACAGGTGGGAGAGGTTCTGCAAAATCATTTGTTATTAGTTGCCTATCTTTAATTGCTTTAGTTCAATATGGTTGGAATGTATTATATACCCGTTTTACAAATATATCAATCATTGATAGTATTAAGCCAGAAGTTGATGATAAGATTGAATTGTTGGGCTATGAAAAGTACGTTACCTCAACAAACAGCCATATTGAATACAAAAACAATAGAATAGCCTTTAAGGGTATAAAGACGGGTAGTAAAATGCAAACAGCATCTTTGAAGTCATTATTTGGATTTAATTGTTTTGTTGTTGATGAAAGCGAGGAACTACCTGACTACGAAACCTACGAAAAGGTTTTCCTCTCAATAAGAAGCAAAGACAAACGTAACTTAACAATATTGATACTAAACCCTACAAGTGTACACCATTGGATTTACAGACACTTCTTTAGTGGAATGAATGTTGACGCTGGTAGTAATTTAATAAAGGATAATGTGGCTTATATTCACACCTCTTACTTAGACGTTGAAAGAGAATATTTAGCCGATAACATAGTTAGTTATTACCAACAATTAAAAGAGAAAGACGAAAAGAAATATAATCAAGTTGTTTTAGGAGGTTGGACAGAAGCGGTAGAGGGCAGGGTGTTTACAGATTGGAAACGTTGCTCTTGTGAGGAATTTCTTAAAGTACCACAAAAATCTTTCTTTGGTGTGGACTGGGGTAAAAACCATAAGTTTGGAATAGTAGAGCTAAAATACGATAGATATAAAAACACACTTTATTGCCACCAAAGAAACTACTTTTCAGAAAACGAATTGTTGGCAAAGTTAGAACCAATTGAGTTAGCCAATATTAACAACGAAGGTGGAATTATTATACATACATTTCGAAAGTTAGGCATACCGTTTGATGCTGATATAGTTTGCGATAGCGCAGTACCTGATAATATTCTTTTATTGCGGGATCACGGTTGGGAATATGCAGTAGGAATAGATAAGCCTAAAGGTTCTGTAATGGCAGGCATAACGCTTTTACAGTCTACAAATGTAGTTTACACTGATATTAGTGATGGTATAGATTTAGAGTTTAAAAACTATTCTTACGCCAACGACAGGTTGGGTGTAGTGGACGATGAAGTTATCAAAGCATTCGACGATATTATTGACCCAATTAGATACGGAAGAAGATTTATTGAAAATAATTAAGTATTATTTGTAATTATTCTAAATAAGTTTTATATATTTGCTAAAACATTAACTATGTGAAGATGCATAGTGCGGAATAAATGAACGACAACACAACACGTTTAAAATTAATTGCCTTAACTGATTTAGTATCGGTTAGGGCTTTTTTACGTTTATATGGGATTTAATTTTAATATAGGTTATACAAGCTCTAAATTACCTACATACGTTGAGCGAATGCAAGACGGTAGTTTTTGGTATTCCATATTAGATACGCTAGGAAAAGGAAAGCGAAAAGGATTTAAAAACGAAACGGCAAAGTTGGAAATGGTTTTATCAAATCCAGCATTACTTAAGATATTTGTTTTTTTAGCTGATACATATTCACAAGTTAAAGTTGATAAATGGGTTAACAATAAAGAGGTTGAAAAAGATTTTCTTTATACTTATAAAAAAACACCGAACGATTGGCAGACTTGGACAGATTTGTTTTGGGAGCATAGATTTTGGTTAGCGATGGGTAATGCCTATTTGTACGTTGATAAAGACGTATGGTATTATTTAAGACCTCAAGGATTAGAATTAACAGATGCTCAAATAAAACAGTTTAGCCAAATTACATTTTCATCTTATGGTTCTGAATCAAAGAGAAACATAATGAAAGGCACGTTCAAATACAGAAATGAAAACAACAGCGTTCAGATATTAGACTTTAAAAACCTAAGTGTGTTTACCGATATGAGTGGTGGAGTTAGCGGTAATTGGTTAAAAGGTAATAGCCGTTTAGATGCATTGTATCAAATAGCTGTAAATTCAGATTTGGCATTAACATCAAAAGGCACAAATTTAAAATACACTCAGAAGTTTTTAGTTAGTGGACAACACGACCCAAAAGATACGAGTAGCAGACCGATGGTTGATACTGAAAAGGATAGTATCGAAAACAGTCTTGAACACGGACGCAAAGTTAACGCGACCAAGTCAAAAGTTGATATGGTGCATATGGTTGATAACCTTGCACAATTAAAGTTAGACGAGGCATATGAAAGCGATTTAATTAAAGCTGCTAATATGTATGGAATTCCAAAAGATGTTATTGATATATTGGCTAAAGGTAGCACTTACGAAAATCAAGAGAAATCTTTTGGTAGGTTTGTAAACTATTCAGAAATGCCAAAGGTTCAACAAATGACAGACACTTACGAGGTAATACTTGGAGAAGAAGATTTAAGGGGTTCATTTAAGCATTTACCATTTAATGCGGTGTTTGAAGTTGAAAAGACTAATAACCGTAAGGCAGAACTTGAAAGCCTTAAGATAGCACAAGAGTTAGGTTTAGATGAAAATATTATTAAACAACGATTAACTGATATTTACGAATATTAAAAAAAACAAAAAATGGCTAAACCATATAATGTACAAACGCCTACTAAAATAAAAAAAATGATGGAGGACTTAGACGACAAAAATAGTAGTCTTTATAAGAGTCTTTCAGATAAACAGAAAGTATTACTAACTGATAAAGTTGTAACAAAATGATAAAGGTAATTGAATTTCCTGATAGAGAGTTTGAAACTAAAGAAGAATTATTTAAAGCGTTAACCGAGCATAAAAAAGAATTAGTTTCTTTAAAGAAGTCAGTAACTAAAAATGCTGATGCTGTTTCTTATGGATATATTGAAAACGTTTCAAAAAATAACAATGTAAATAAAGCTATTGCTTCGGCTGATTTACCAGATACTTTAGATGTTAAAGTAGTAATTAACACAACAAACTTTTTGGATTCTCATGGGGATTTACATATTAATGGTATTTGGAATAAATCAATTAGCGATAACAAGACTTTTTTGCACTTACAAGAGCATCAAAGAGACTTTGGAAATGTAATTACAGACAGCGCAAAAGGAAGTGTTCAAACAATGACTTGGAAGCAATTAGGACTACCTTATGATGGTAAAACAGAAGCTTTAATATTTGAGAGTACTATTGACCGTTTACGTAACGGGTTTATGCTTAAACAATACGCTAACGGATGGGTTAAGAACCATTCAGTAGGTATGCGCTACGTAAATCTTGATTTAGCTATTAACTCGGAAGCTGATTATGATAAGGAATACAAAGAGTTATGGGATAAATATTATCCTGTTGTAGCTAATAAAGAATTAGCAGATGAACGTGGTTATATGTGGATAGTAACAGAAGCAAAAATAGTAGAGGGCTCTGCGGTTGTAATGGGTTCAAACTCCGCAACTCCAACCTTAGAAAATAAACAGGTAGCCGACAATGTCACTACCGAAGTAGTTGAGCCGACAGAAGTCACTCAAGAAACGGTAGAAATACCAACAGAAAAGCGAAAATTAAGTATAATTTAAACATTTAAAAATTATGTTTGTTTACAAAAAAACAGAAGAATTGGAAAAACTAACTCCACAGGAATTAGACCAATACAAATCAGATTTAAAAGCGCACGAAAGTGAGTTGCAAAAAACAGCCATTACAGAAGAAGTAAAAGGTCAATTAGCAACAGCACAAGAAACGCTAAAAACTTTTTTAGGAGACGAGATTGCAAAACAAATTGTCGATGCTAAAAAAACATTATCGGTTACAGAAGAAACCGAAGTTGTTAAATTCTTTAAAGATGCGGTTGACACGTATAAAGAAAACGAAAACGACAAAAGCTACAACGCTGATACGGTAATTAAGGCGGCGGCTTTAATGACAACCGCCAACGTTATTCCTAACGCCACAGGTGGGTTAAGCCCATTATTTGGTAACTACATTGATTCAGAAATCGGACATACTCCAAAACCTGATTTATGTATTTTGCCTTTGATTACTATCAAAAATCAACCTGGAACAGAAGCTATCTATCACACTTCAAGACAAAACGAAGATGGTGATGCTGAATTTATCGCAGAGGGTGCATTGAAACCATTGGCAGACGCCGAATGGAAAACATCAAAGGAGCCTGTTAAGGAGGTTGCTGTTAGATGGAAGTTTACAAAAAGATTAATGAACCACGCACCGAGCGTAGTATTTGACTTTGCTGAACACGCTAACGAATTAATGGAACAAAAAATGGACGATGGCGCATTGACAGGGGACGGCACAGGAGACGAATTAGAGGGTATTACCGCAACAGGTGTGGCTTCTGCTTTTGTAGTTCCTACACAGTTGTCAGAGTACTATACTTTCGCTAATATCTTCGATGTTATTATGGCAGTTGCTACTCAGGTGCGTTTGGCTAATTTTAAAGGTCAACTTACTTGTGTGTTAAACACAGTTTGGGAAGCTAAAATGAAAGGTATTAAAAACGCTGATGGCGATTACATTGTGCCGCCTTTCGTTTCGCCTGATGGTACTAAAGTAGGTTCTGTAAATGTTGTATTTAATAACAAATTCCCTGACACCCACATTCTGGTTGGAGACCTTAAAAAATTCAACTTAGTAATGGCTGAAAATATCTCTTATGACGAAGGGTATGAAAATGATGATTTCTCTAAAAACCTTGTTTCTAAGAAACTTGAGGCATTTATGGGTACATACATTAAAGACGCAGATGCTGGTTCAATCGTTTACGATGAAATCGCTTCTATCTTAACCGATATTGAAGAAGCAGAACCATCTGTATAATCAAGTAACAATTTAAAATCTATAAAAAATGGCAAAAGAGACACAAAAGTCCGAAGTAGCATCCTTTAGTTCAAGGGCGATGTTATTAGAAAACGCTAAGAAAGGAACAAAAATATTCTATAGCGACAGGTTAAAAGTAGAAATCGTTAAAGAGACGAGACACTACAAAGTTGGAATGGTTTTAAGCCCTCATAAAGTTAAGGGAGAGGCTTTAATCAATCAGGGAATTGCGAAAGAGTATAAAGAACCTAAAATCAAGTAAAAAATGTATTTAATAAACGAGGCTAACTTCACAAGAGAAATTTCAGTACCTAATATTTCAAGTTCACAAAGTGGGAACGCTGAAAGACTTGGATTATATGGAGACGAAAAGCCTCGTTTATTACTACAAATGGCTTTAGGTAACGTTCTTTTTGAAGATTTAGATGCAAACGTAACAAGCGGTGTTTTAAATGTTGGGGCACCTCAAAAATGGAAAGATTTAGTTAATGGCGTTACTTACGATACCGATAAGGTATGGAGAGGGCTAAATTACACAGAAGGTTCATTTAAGGTTTCATTACTAGCTTACTTTACTTTTTGGCATTGGTTTAACGACAATGCCGTGTTAGGAAGTACTGGAAACGAGGTTCAAGTACAAAGTAAAAATGCTAATAATGTAAATCCAACAAGTTACCAAGTTCAGATTTGGAATAAGTTTTTAGAAATGTATCAGGGCATAGAGGATTTTGGGTGTTTCCCAAGAGTAACTCATTATAACGGTGCTACTTTTGTAGATTATTGGGGGGGAATTGAAAACTCAAATTATGTTAGTTTATTGCAATTCTTACAAGAAAACCAAACAAATTATCCCAACCCACAGTTATACGCATTTACAGGAACTTCTAACTCTAATTCTTTAGGTTTATGATAATTGCAAATGCACTTAAAAGACTTTTTACAGGATTAACAGCAGACACAGTATTGCTCGGGGTTTCAAAACCTGATACGGCGATTAAATACTGGTATGGAGACCAAAAAGAGTTGATTACTTGGATAGCAAATCAGAACACAAGAAGCACACCAGATAAATACCCTTTAGTATGGTATGTAATGAGTGAGTACACAGAGTTTCAGGGTTGGTACACCACTAACGCAAGATTGGTTATTATGCAGGACACAAGACTTGCGGAAATGAATGATTGGCGAAGCAGTAATAGTTACGAGGGGATTTTAGAACCTGTTTGGCAAGTTGTCCAAAACACTTTATCAAGTAATGGTTATGTAGAAATCTTTGGAAGTTTTGAAGATAGATTTAAGTTGCAAACTATTCCTAATTATGGTGTTACACCACAAACAAACAATTTACAAAACTTGAATGGTGGGACTGAAACAAGCATAAGCATCGATTTAATCGATTGTATCGTAATAGATTTTAAAATGAGAATAAACGCAAATTGTATTAATTAATAAAAAAAATAAAAAACTATGGCAGTTTTAATAAATCAAAAGGATTGTTCGACAGTCCGCAAAAATTTAGGTTTACCTGATTGTATTATCCAAGAGGGTAGATTAACGGGTTTTATCATCGTGCCAAAAGGTTGGAATATCAACCTATTAACAGATGACTTTGATTTGGCGTATGTAAACGACCAAATTCAATTAGGTAATTTTGTTCCCGTGCTTCAAGCAGTAGAAGCAACAAACAATACTCCTGAAGCAACAACTGAAGAGTATCAAGGTGGTATTATGTCGGTTGTTCGTAACGGACTACCACAATATACATTTAAATTCCTTAAAGGTGGTTGGAAATTCGCAAGTGCTTTATATACTTACAACTCATTCCAAGCGTTCGATGTATTGTTTGTGTTTAGTTCTGGTGCGGTAGCTGGAGCAACTAACGGAACTACTTTTAGTGGTTTCGATTTAGGAATGTTAAACAATGGTACTTATATGTTTACTGATGGAAGTGTAAGCGCAAGCGTTACAACTACTATGCAGTTGATTAACGAAGTACAGTTTAACCGTGATGTAGCTTTATTGGATGCTTCTATTTTAGACTTTAATGTAAATACAGATATTCAACCGATTACAGATATTTATATGACTGGTCGTGCAGATGTGTCTGAACAAAAAGTTTACTTCAAAGCTAAATTTGACATTAACAGAGCTGTTAACTTGGGCGGTATTGCTATTGCAAATTTAAGATACACTCAAGACGGCGTGGCTGATACTATTGTGGCTTTATCATTGTCTTATAACTCTACAACAGAAGAGTGGGAATTTGAGCCTACAACAGCATTCACAACAGCTGAAGACCAAGTAGTGCAATTGTATGACGGTGTAAACACTATCGATGTAGCTTTGATTGGTACACGTTACTACAAAGGAGCAACAGCAAGTTTTAATGCAACAGCGTAATTTATTTGGTAATGTAAAATTACTTTTGTAAATTAGCAAAAGTTTAAGGTTAATATTAATTAGGATGAAATGCAAGTCAATAATGGCTTGCATTTTTCTTTTAAACAAGAATTATGGAAATATTCGGAAAACATATTTTTGGAAATGATGCAGAAGCGTGGTTGAAACTATGCAAAGAGCAAAAAAAAGAATGGATTTTAAAATACACAAAACAAACGGACGAAACGGTAATTAATGAGTTTATAAACAACCCAAAGATTAGCAAAGAGTGTAAATGTTTAGATTGTGGTAAAAATAAAAACAATGAGAATAAGTCCAACGGAATACTACAAGAGGTTGCAACCACTACTGAACCAATCGAAAATGGAGCAGATAGTATCGGAGATAGTAATAAGCGACAACAAAAGACTAAAAGAAGAAAAGATAAATGAATGGGAGCAGGGGTTAATTATTAATGGAGAAGAAAAAAGAGAGTATCGTGATGTTGAGTATGCTATTTTTAAACAGAATATAAACCCTAAAGCAGGCGGTTATGTCGATTTGCTATTGAGTAGAGGTACTGCCAACAGTTTATTTGTACATAGAAGCACACAACCAAGAGCGTTTTTATTCGGAATGAATGACAGATATAACTTAGTTGGTAATTACGGCAAAGGTATTTTAGGTTTTAACCAAGAAACGTTTAATAAACGCCAAGCGGATATTTACCGATATACATTAATTTACGTTATAAAAAAAGATTATAAAATTGCCTAAATACAATTCAATAGAAACAATACCAGCTTCAGTATTTTTTAAAACGCTTACTGATAAAAACTATCAAAACCTTAAACCAAAACCAAAGGAAAAAGGTCTTGAGCAAGTATTTATATCTATTTATGATGATTTCTTTATTAAATCCGACAATAACGAAGCAAAAGAATATTTAAGGCTAACCAAAGAAATAGCTTTTTTAGAATATAAAATAGCTAATTTAAAACAAGCGTTACATTTCTACTTCTATAATCAAACAACAGAGGAAATGCGGCTTGATTTTATAAAAGCGGTAAAGTTAGGTTATGGAATAATTATCGACGCTAAAAAGCCGTTTATTGAAGAAGTGCATAGAGTTTTAACAACAGAAATAGGAATTATAAATAATGATTTGTCTATTGCTAAAATTGAGTTCGAAGCAATGACTAAAAAAAGCCAAAGCAAATCATTCGACTATCAAGAACAAGTTGTGAATATGGAGCAAGTAATAGGTCGAAATATTAAAGACGGTGTTATGTTAGATAAATATATTGCATACGAAAAACAAGCTCAAAGAATTGTTGAACAGAATAAGAAAAAGAAATAATGTCGGAATTTTTAGAAGTACTTTCGCCATCGGCTTTAAAGGACTTACAAGCGTTAAATAGTGAACTTGTAAAGACCGTTGCGAATGTAAAAACCGTTAATGAAAATATGATTGGAATTAAAACTCCAAGCGGTTCTGATAGTGCTATTAAAGATTTAAACGCACAATTAGCAAAGCAAACACAATTATATGCAAAGGCACAAATTGAACTTGAACGTTATGCTCAGGCGCAGAATAGAACGAAGATAAGTAACAACCAACTCGAAAAGTCTAATATGTCGTTAGAGCAATCGGTTGAACGTAAAAATAAGGCTTTAGAGCGTGAAAATGCAAAACTACAATTAAGCCAAAGCTTATATACTCAAACACAACAAAAAGTAAATGAATTAACAAAAGTTTACAATGATTTAGCCATTAAAAAGCAGTTAGGGGAAAAGCTAACAGCAAGTGAGGTTATACAATTACATAAACTTACAAGTGAATTAAATACTTATCAAACAGCACTTAAAAAAGTTGATGCTGATATACAGAAAAATCAGCGTAACGTTGGTAATTATGCAAGCGGATGGAATGGATTAGGAAACTCTATCAATCAGTTAAGCCGTGAAATGCCCGCTTTTGCCAATTCAGCACAGACTGGTTTTATGGCATTATCAAACAATTTACCTATTCTATTTGATGAAATAGAGAGAATAAAAACAGCGAATAAAGAACTTTTAGCGCAAGGACAACCAATTAAAAGCGTATTCAGTCAAATAGCTGGTGCTGTATTGAGTTGGGGTACAGCTTTAAGTATTGGCGTTACTTTGTTAACTATTTTTGGTCCGAAACTATGGGATATGGTTTCAAGTAGTAAAGCCAAAAAAGTAGCTTTAGAAAACGAGAAAAAAGCCTTAGAAGAAAAACAATCAGCAGAAAAAAGTCTATACGAACAACAAGTAAGATATGCAAGTGACGAACAAGCAAGGGCAAAAATACTTTTAGAAACGGCTAAAAACATAAGCCTTTCTATGGAGCAAAGGACTAAGGCAGTTAAAGAACTTCAAGAACGCTATCCTAGTTATTTAGGTAACTTGAGTAAGGAAAAGATATTAGCTGGTGAAACAGCTGTTGCGGAAAGTCAACTAAATGATGCTTTAATGAAAAGAGCCATGTTTTTGGCTGTTCAAGATAAAATAATTGAAGTTACTAAGCAATTGGTCGATTCTGAAATGAAATATGCGGAAACTAACGCTAAAAGCACTAAGACAGAAGAGTTATACGACTTAGCGATACAAAAGAAAATAGCATCAAAACAAAAATACAGATTAGTAAATGAGCAAGACTTACAAACAACTAAAGGATTAGAAGCGGTTGTAAAAAGTGGGGATAAGGCAATTGTAAACTCAACAACAGTTTATAATGAAAAAACTTTAGCCACAAGAAAACAATTGGATGTTTTATACAAATTATTAAATGGTTACGCTAAATATTCCAACGTAGTAGTAGAAAACACAAAAGCTGATAAAAAGGCAACAGAAGCTAAAGAAGAAAAAAGAAAAGCAGATTCTGGAAGTTTACAAGCGATGGAAGATACTATTTCTGCTTTAAAACAAGAACAAAGACTTGTAGAGTTTGGAACTGAAAAATACGAAGCTTTAGGAGCGCAAATTAAACTACTTGAAACAATATATAAAGGCTTAACAGAAACTATAAAAGAAGTTCCAGAAGATTTATCGGTTAGTTTAACAGACGAGCAAGTTTATGAAGAGTATTTTGCTTGGCTTAAGTTAAAAGAGGCTACGGATAGTTATATAGATACGCTAACAAGTGGAGCAATTGAAAAAGGGTTAGATAGTATCGGTATGGCATCTTTAAAAATGTTTACTGATTTTGACGAGAACGGGAAAAACACTTTTGATAAGTTAATTGAGGGGACAGACAACACAATGAGTGGAATGTTAAATAGATTTGCTATTACTTTTCAGGCAATTGGGGATATTGGTCAAGAATTATTTAATAAGCTTACTGAATTATCAAATGCCAACTTTGAAAACGAATATGCAAACTTAGAACGTCAAAGAGATATTGCTTTAGCTTTTGCAGGAGATAGTGAAGCTGGTAGAGAAGAAATACAAAGACAATTTGAAGAAAGACGTAGAGCAATAAGAAAAAGAGAATTTCAGGCGGAAAAGCAAATGGCTTTATTTAATATTGCTATTGATACAGCGCAAGCTGTTATTGCTTCGGTTGCAAAATCGCCTTTAACATTTGGTTTGCCGTTTAGCGCAGTAGCTATTGCAATCGGTGCTGCACAAGCTGGAATTGTAGCCTCTCAACAAATGCCACAATTTTGGAAAGGAACGGATAACGCACCAGCAGGGCTTGCTTGGACTCAAGAAAAAGGAGCCGAGATAATAACTGATAAAAACGGTAACATAAAAACACTTGGGTCTAATAAAGGTGCTCAAATGACTATGCTTGAGAAAGGGGATAAAGTTTTTACAGCCGAGAAATCAGCTTTAATGTTTGAAAATGGCTTAAATAATATTTTATTAAGCAATGGAATAGAAAGCCCTAAAATAGAGATAAATACTCCTAAAATAGATTTAACACCAGTTATAAACGCAATAAATAATAAAGAGTCTGTAAATATAAATATAGGCAAAAATGGATTAAACACTTATATAGCAAACGGTCATACAAAAAAAGAAATAATGAACAATAGATTTAGTTTTATAGGAAAGTCTGTTTAAAATTAAATAAAATTCACTATCTTTATATATCGAAAGTCGGAAGTCGATAATAAAAAATTAATTTAAAGATACGTGAGTACCATCCGACTATGGGAAAGCGTATCTTTTTGTATTATGGAAACTTGGAAAGATATTAAAGGCTATGATGGATTATATGAAGTAAGTGATTTAGGGAATGTTAGAAGTTTACAAAATTGGAGAGGACTATCTTTTAGATTAATGATTCCAACGGTTCAAAATGGATATTTATATTTGAAATTAACTAAAAATGGAATAAGGAAAAAATATGGAGTACATCAATTGGTTGCTATGAGTTTTTTAAATCATAGCCCAAACGGTAACACAATAGAAGTAGACCACATTAATTTTATTAGGAATGATAATAGACTATGTAATTTAAGACTTTTAAAGCAGAGGGAAAATGCTAGTAAATCACATTTAAAAAGCAGTAGTCAGTATACTGGAGTTACATTTTGCAAAAGACGTAATAAATGGCGCTCAAGAATAGTTATAAATAGGAAAGAAGTATTTTTAGGAGAATTTAAAACAGAGTTAGAAGCTCATTTAGAATATCAAAAAAAAAATAAAAACATTAAATGAATAACCCACTAGACACTTCGGCTTTCCGTCACTACCTAATCTTTACAAGTTTAGGCAGAACCGATTTATATGAGATATGCGAGCCTATCGGTTTTGATAGTGCTAACTTTGTTTTAAAGCAAGAAAGTAAGCGTTATGCCCGTTCAATTGAATACGGTGCAATTGATAAATTGACTTTCGTTGATGCTTATGGGATACAAACAGAAGAACCAAGAATAATTAATCCACAAGGCGACCAATCTTATTTCTTAGATTATGGTTTAAAATGGTTATTGTCTATTTACAAAGAATACGGTTTTGAGGCAAAAGTAGAATATATACTTGAAAAAGGTGGTGTACAGTTTAGCGGTGGAATGTTAGACTTTACAGAAAAAGACATTACAGATGGTTACACTTATTTGTCTTGTAAGCTAATCCAAAAAAACAAGGTAGCTAACTTAAAAAGACGCTTGGACGATAAATTTAATGCATTTTCAGATAAGAATGTCAACCAAGAAACAATTACGCCAGCACCAACAATAAACGTGCTTTATAAAGCGTTACCGTTATTTCAACAAAGCACTTGGAAATACGGATTAGTTGACCCAACCGAAAAATTAATAGGCAACTCAAGTTTTAACTATTCTAATCAAACTTTAACCTATGGGATTAGAAACAGTTTAAGCTATATTCAAGGTGTAAGCAATGCAGATGATTTTCGTTATGTCTATGCGGTTAATGAATTAACAGATATCACAGTTGAATTAACTAATATCGATGTATCGGTACTTCCAAGTATATTTGACGGTAATTTTAAACTTATTTGGCGTGTTGGTGCTGTTATTGAAGATACAGACCAAAACATATTGCAATCTGGAATTGAAGAGGGAATGGCTTTCAATGATTCATTCACTTTTAACATTCCTTTAATGCGTCGTGGCGATTATCTTTGGATTTATTTCAGAGGCGAGGGTGGCGGTGGATTGGTTCGCTTTGCATCAATGGATGTTAAAATAAGCCTAACATCTACCGCTGTTGATAGCGTTGTAAAAATGGTTCGTTGGGTTGATTTAATTAATCAGGCAAGTAAATTTAGTTCGGCTATTCCAATTGATGCGCCATTATTTGAAAGCGGCGGTAAACATTATAACAATGCTTGTTTTAATCGCAGAATGATAAGCCAAAATACTGACTTTTTCTATTCAACCCCTAAAAACGTGTTTGAAAGTGTAGAAGAAATAAATTGCGATTACGAGCCAGACGAAGAAAGCATTTTTATCGGGCATCAAAGGGATTTTTATACAAATGATGAAATAGGTGTTTTTAATATTATTCCTAGCGAAGATTTTACCATTGAAGAAAATGACCGTTGTCAGATTAATAAATTAAAATACGCTTATAAAACATTTGAACAAGACCGTACAAGTTTAGGAACAAGTCAGGTTATTCATTCAGACGCTGAATTTACTTTTTTAAACGATAATGTAGAGAATGTAAAAGAGGTTAAAAACGAGTTTGTTCGTGACCCGTTAACAATTCAGAAAATTGTAGAATTAGAAATTCAGCAGCCTACAACTTCAACTGATGAAGATGACAAGGTAATGATTAGTAATATCATTGCACTTGCCCCGAGTTCATTTAATCAGTTTGGGATTAGATTAACGATGCGTATTGTTGATGGAGTTTTGGAAATATTAAACAGACAAAGTACAGACGATGCAGACACGACAGTAATCAATTGGAATACTCTGGGTTTTGACATAGGTAGTTCTTTTTATATCACAGAGGGCGAAAACATTGGAACTTATACGGTTTTAGGTATTACAAATACTGTTTTAAGATTAACGCCAGTTGTAGGAATCCCAACTTTTGACGGTAATGCATTTATAAGGATTAAATATTATTATACTAATGTTTTTTGGACTACTCGAACAAATGAGGGGATTGTAGCAACACAAAACATTGAGACAACTCGCTTTGGAAACTTGTTATATTCTATTAAAAGAAATTTATTAGAGTTTGAGGAATATATGGCAAGTTGCTTACTGTATTCACGAAAAGACATTCCTAATGCTTATTTCAAATGTAACGGTATAGCTGGCACTCAATTAAGCGGCGAAGAAATGTTAGTTGAAAATGATACAATAACATTTGATAGTTTACCAAATCCATTGACAACAGCTAAAATATATAACTTAGTTTGCGTTGCTGAATTTAATGATGTTTTAGATTATTTAGAAGCGTATAAGGTTAGCAGAGGTTTCATTCGTGCTTATGATAGCTTTGGTAGAGTTATAAAGGGCTATGTTCAGGATTTAGACCATACTTGGCAGACCAACGAATTAAAATTGACTATTGAAGAACGCTTTGAAACAGAATATTTAGTTTTGGTTTACGCCGATGGTGTGTTAACGGTTAACGATGCTCAATATGAATTAGGCGGAGTTAGTAATTGGTGGCGTTTTGATAATGATTACTTAAAACTTTACGATGCTCAAAATAGACCGTTAAGCAATTTTTATCGTTATAATTTTGTTGAATTAAACGGAATTGTTTACGAAACTAAAGCGGATTTGTTATTTGCATTAAATAATTTATAATTGTTGGAAGTATTTTTATATATTTGTTGTTATTAACCAAATAATTAGAATTATGACAAAAGGAGTTTTATCAGAAGACGATGGTAAGTTAATAGGATTTAGAACTATAGAAGATGATTATATAGATTTAGATGATTTTGAAAATTTAATACACTTGCAAAGCGAATTGTTTTTAAAGACTAAAAACTTTTTTGACTTACAAGAATGTTATAATATTTGGCAATGGTATTCTTGGCAACTCCAAGCGTCTTGGCTTTTCTTCCCTGAAAATCCTAAAGATATTTTGCCACAAATTGAAAGTGAATATGGATTTACTTCTTACGAAGAAATATCAAAATAAAAAAATCAACGCTGTGAAGCAGGGATAAAATATGACAACAGACTTTTCATTTATAAGATTAACAAAGAATGACTTTGCTTTAGCAAAGAAATCTGACGACCCAAATATCGCCAAGTTGTTGTATAATGGATTTATAGTTCAAAAGCCAAATGAAACGTTTTTACAGATTAGTGGTAGCGATACTGAAATAGCTTTCGTTGGTGGTATTCAAGTTGATTTAATTGATAGCTGTGGTTTAGTTGTTCAAAATATTGATAATAATTTCTTTTACGAGGGATTTGTTGATGCAAGCGGAGTAAGTCAGATAGCTTTTGAGTTTGGAAATATAGGTGTTGATTATTGGACTAAACCGTTATATCTTAAAATTACAGACTTAGTAAATGATAATGTTTACTACTCAAACGGTTTTTTAGTTACAAATTATAAATCAGAGCTTACAAGTCGTTTTGATTACACCAATCAAACGAAAATATATAACATAAGCTATGATTTAGCACCCTACACTCAATCTGTTAGATTATTTGGGTGCTACGACAATACACCAGTTAATAAGCGTGAGGTAAAACAATATGTAAACTCAAACGGTAAGCAGGTTAATTATAGAACGATAACTACTTTTTTACGACAATATTATATTGATGCTTTAGATTATTTTGTAAACGACAGATTAGAAGTGCTTTTTTCTCACGGAATTGTTTATTGCAATAATCAAAGAGTTGTGGTAAGTGATTTTAGCATACAAGAGCGAAAAGGCGATACCAATTGGTTTAATGGCGAATTTACAATTAATCCGCAAGGAGAAACTTATACTTTCGTCTATCAACTATATGAAGAGTTAGACGTAGTTAGCAGAACGCCTGAACATTTAGGAACATACACTTTGGCTGGACTACAACCTATTCAATTAATATTTAACCAAAACATTACTTTGATTGATGATTTTGTAATTAAGTTATATAAAGGTGGTGTACCGCAAACAATAACGCCAACGGTTTACACGCCAACATTAAACGTTTTAGATATTACACCGACTTATACTTTTACAAATGGCTCTTATTCGATAGTTATAGAGCCAAATCAAATATATAGCGGTGCTGATTATTGGCAGGGCTTCGGAGCAGGACAATGGACTTTTGATATAATTGATGCTGAGTTTGACGGTGATGATTTTAGTAATGAATTTTTAATAGATTAATAGAAAATGGCAACAAAAAGCGGAATATTAACAACGATTAACGGTTTTCTAACCGCTATAATAACTCAGACTAAAGTGCGCTCAGCTTCTGAAACTATTGTAGATGAAATTTACCCAAGCGTTGTAAACGACAGCGTAGATGATGAAACATACACCACAAAGGGCGTTAGCGGTGATTTAGATTATTCAATAACAATTCATAAATCAGGTAATCAATGTTTTATCAAAGGAAGCGTTATAAATAACAGAACTTACTCAGTTGACGCTCAAAGTATTTTTACTTGGAAAGATTCTGAGTATCAGCCAAAAGCAACTATTAACAATGTTACTTTTAGGGCTATATTTGGAACGGGAAGCAATATTAACTTGCAGCTAACAGATACAGGATTAAACCTAACTTCAAGTATTAATGCTTTAGGTTCTTATACATTTGATTATAAATTTTACATAGCAAAAGATTAATTATGGCAAACTTAGTATTTATAAACGAAAACGAATTAATAAACTCGCCAAGCATTAACTTATTACCTGTTTTTGCAATGTTTAACGATGTTTTTACGTGGAACATTGTAAGCGGAACGGCAACAGCTACGAATTTAAATCAAAACCAACTTGAGGGAGACAGATGCCTAAGAGTAGTACCTAATTACGGAACTGGTGCGGTTGTAAATAGTGGAGGTACTCAAATGCAAACAACAGTAAGCGAGGACGGAAATTATGTTTTTTCAATTAAACATAAATGCGAAATTCCAAGTCTTACTTCTATGCAGGTAAAAGTTAAAATCTACATTAACGATGTTTTAACTGACTACCAATTTACGGCAAGCGCAACGTATAATAATGATTATAGAACATATTATCAGGTAATAACAGACCTTATAGCTGGGGATGTTTTAGATTTTGCTTTTGAGTTTGGAACAAGTGACGGAGCAGGAACATATAAACATTATTTTGATGCTCCTAAACTTGAGTTTGATAATTTCGGTTTAGGTTTGCCGACAGTATTTAGCTTCCCACAAGAAGCAAAATTAACACAATTTAGTTTTGATTATAACAATGACGGTTCACCACAAGCATATACAACTGGAGAATTACTACTTGAAAACGACGGAGTTGGGGCATTTACAAATACTGATTTAATACCAACAATTCACTCAGGTATTTATAACACTTCGACAGATACATTCGATTTTAGCAGTTTAAATATTGGTGATGCTGTTTTAATAAGATTAGATATAACCGTAACAACTACAAGCGCAAATCAAATTATAAATAGCTACTTGGAGTTAGGTCAAGGTGTTGCACCGTACCAAATTATGTTTCATTCACACGCAGGGTATAAAACTATAAATACTTACGAAAACCTAACTATTGAAAGCAGAGTAACTATCTTAAATAACACAACTAAAGACAATCCTGCGCAGTTCAAATTTAATAGTGATGACGATGCAACGGTTTTAGTAAATGGATATAACATAACAGTTTTAACAACTACATAATGGCAACATTCTATATTATAAAGAGAGTAAGCGGTTGGTGGCACATATTCAACAACGGAAGTAAAGAAGTTAATATTAGTAACTTTGAAGCTGTTTTAGATAATGTAAACCAAACGTTTATTATTCAGAATTTAAACGGCGCAAATACCCCACAAATACCCGTTGGCATACTTGATATAATTGTTATTGATGAAACCGACGCAAGTGTTGAAGAGACTTTTGCAAATGTAGAAGATTTAAAAGTTAGACTTACTGCTTTGGGCTATACGCCTTATTTGGGTGCTGGTAATGCTGACAGTATTACTGGGCTTATTCAAGAGGGTACAGGGGTTACAATAACAGGAAGCGGAACTTTAGCAGACCCTTATGTTATTAATTCAAGTGGCAGCACAACTCCAACGCTTCAAGAGGTTTATGATGCTGGTGGAGAAGCGTTTCCCTATGGCGAGGTTAGAAGTCCGTCTGATTTTTCAAGAATGACGCATAATATGAGTGATGATGTTCCTTTGCTTTATAAATTTTATGCGGACAATAACGATGATTTTTCAGGTCAAAAAATAGAAATTCAAGAGGGTATAGGACTATTTCAAGTGACTGGAAACAACAAAACAGACGGAAAAGATTTTCAGTTTAGAATTTTTAACGGCAGACTTTTATTAACGACAGCCAAAGACGATTCTTTTTATACATATCAGGAAGTTGAAGAGCCAACAAATACAACAACAATTAAAACACCAGCTATTAATGCTGACGGTGATTATATAACCGCTGTTGAGCCTATTTCAAAAACAGCTTCTTTCACAGCGCAAAACGGTAAAGTTTACACCACCAACGGCACATTAACCGTAACAGACCCAACACCCGTAGCGAACAAAGGGTATATTGTTCACGTTATAGGCGGAACGGCTACTATTGACGGAGTAGGATATACAACAGGAGCTTTGATTTATCGTTACTATAATGGTTCAAGTTGGCTTAGTGTGAATATGTATCAAGACTTATCTACTTATGCTACCCAAACATACGTTGACAATAAAGTAGCAGGATTACTTGATTTAAGAGGTAATTATGATGCTTCAACAAATGTTTTTCCAAGTTCAGGCGGTAGTGGTACGGCAGGTGCAATATTAAAGGGCGATTTTTGGTATGTTTCAGTAGCAGGAACTTTGAATGGTGAGCCTGTACAAATTGGCGATAGTATTTATGCTTTGGTTGACAGTCCGTCTTCTGCACAATGGGAAATTTTGCAGGCTAATTTAGCTTACGTTCCAGAAGATGTAGCTAATAAAGAAAACACAACTTTAGATACGTCAACAACTAAATATCCTACTAACAGATTAGTAAAAGAACGGATAGATTTAAAATCGGATATAGCATCCCCAACTTTCACTGGAACGGTTACTACTCCTGCAATAATTGTAAGTTCAGAAACGGCTTCAAGAGTATCTATAATCGACGGTTCTAAAAATGTAAAATCAGCAGACACGGCAACTTATCCTAGTTTAACTGAGTTGGCTCATGTTAAAGGGGTAACTTCTGCTATTCAAACGCAGCTAAACGCTAGAGCAAAGAAATTCTTTTTAGACGTAACACAGACAACTCCTGTAACGGCAGCGGCCAATACTATATTGGCAACTGGTTTGGTAACGGCAAACACTTTTAACTCAAGTGATGTATTACCCGTTTTTAGTTGGATTTTAAAAACTGGCACGGCCAATACATCAACGCTTAAATTATATCATAATACAAGTAATACTCTTACGGGAGCAACACAAATAGCAACAAATGGATTGGGTAATACTCAAATTTATTGCCAAATGCAAAGAAGTTTTGTAATAAGCGGCGGAAATCTAATAGGCTTGAATTTTTCTCTATCTGCGGTAAGTGATGTGGCAAATTCCACAAGTGGACTATCATCAACGGCTTTTAACGTAGCTGTTGATAATTATTTTTTCTTAGTAGTTCAAAGCGCAGGCGGTACAGATACATTTGCTAACGTTATGTTTAAAGGATATTAATTTATGAAAATGGACACTCAAACAATTATTTTAGCGGTTATATTTTCTGCTGTTGTGATTTTCGGATTATTGCAAAGCTGCACCTATGAATACAACACAACGAACAACTATAATTATCAGCCTGTTAAGAAAACAAATCTGAATCCTAAAGAAGAAGAGTTTTTAGACCTTGTAAATAGCCATAGGGATAGTTTGCATTTACCTTTGTTGATTCCAGAACTATTGGCAAGTCAGATTTGCTTAAACAGAAATTTATTAGATATTTCAAATAATGTTCCGCCAAGTCACGACGGTTGGTATGAAATGGTAATGGCTTGCAAATGTGACGGAGATATAGGCGACCAAATCGAAGCCAATAATTACGAAACCGCTTTAGGATTATTCAATGCTTATATGGCAAGCCCTGAACACAAAAGAGCGATTGAAATGGAAGACAGAACGCATATAGGAATAAGTTTTATACAAAGAAGAAATTACTGTTTAATTTTGAAATATTAATGGAGTTTTTAATAAATAATTGGTTAGCTTTAGTAAGTACAATATCTATACCATTGGCTTGGATATTTGGTGGAAGACAAGCAAAAAAAGTAGAAGTTAAAAAGGCGTCAGCAGATGCAGTAGCGACGATGCAGGGCGTGTACGACCAATTTTTAACAGACTATAAAGACAGAATGACCGAGGTAATGACCGAACTTACAACTGTTAAGAATAGCAATATTGACTTACAGAGGCAATTTAATGAAATTCAACTGCAATACGCAAAGGAGGTCGAAAAGTCGCAAAATTGGGAGAAACTACACAGGGAGTTAATGGATAAGTATTCTTTACTTGAAAAGGAATATGAGCAATTAAAGATAGACCACGACCAATTGAAAAAAGACTTTGACAAGTATAAAAAAGCGAATTGATGATACACTTAAAATATAAATCATTACTCGATAAAAACGGAATTAATACACCGCTAAGATTAGCGCACTTCTTAGCGCAAATCGACCACGAAAGCAACGGGTTTAAAGACTTAAAAGAGTTAGGGAGTCACCAATATTTAGATAAGTACGACACGGGTAAATTAGCTAAAGACTTGGGGAACACTCCAGAAGATGATGATGACGGACAAAAATACAGAGGCAGAGGCTTTATAATGGTAACGGGTCGTTACAATTATTCTGCATTATCAAAAGCAACGGGTATAGATTTTTTAAATAAGCCAGAACTATTAGAACAAGAGGCTAACGCAATGGTCGCTGCATGCTGGTTTTGGAATAAAAAAGGACTTAACTCTTATGCCGATAAAGACGATTTATTGACTATTACAAAACGTATAAACGGCGGAACAACGGGATTACAAGACAGACGAGATAAGTTAGCTAAATGGAAAAGTTTGGTTAAATAAAGTTTTAAACGAGAGTAAATATGCGGCGATAATCGCCGCATTTTGGAGGTAATAAAAAACCCACCGATTAAAGTGGGTTAGCGATGGATGCTCTGCTTTTGAGCTAAAATGCCACGTTTAAGACATCTAAAAGATTTGAACTTTTAACCTTCCAACTATCGTAATATATTAATATTTAAAACAAAATCCCTAAAAACTAAATTAAAGGGAAGTTTGTCCGAACGTGGACGCCACATTCCAATAACAAATTTACAACTTTTTTCCATTCCCACAACATCTAAACATAATTTATAATCATTCTAAATAAGCACTAACAAACACAATGTAAGGGTTTTATTTGTAGTTTTGATTAACTTTAAAATTAAATTATGAAAGTAACAGCAGAGAAAAAACAATGTAACTACCATAGGTATATTTTTGAAAATAAAAAAAGCCAAGCTGAATTTAGATTTATGTTTACGTCGGATTGGCATTTTGATAACCCAAAAACAAATCGTTCTTTATTATTTAAACATTTAGACGAGTGCTTAAAAACAAACACTTATATTATAGTTAATGGAGATTTACTTTGTTTAATGCAGGGCAAGTACGACCCAAGGCGTAGTAAGTCGGCTATAAGGTCAGAACATAACGGGGATATGTATTTAGACCTTGTTATAAAAGACACGGCGGAAAAGCTAAAAAAATATGCTCATTTAATATTGCAGATAAACAGAGGTAATCACGAAACAAGTGTTAGTCAAAGAACCGAAACAGATGTTAGTGAAAGGCTTGTTGATGAAATTAATAAAATTTCAAATTGCAATATACAATTAGGTGAGTACATGGGTTATATAACTTTGTCTTTTAATAGAGGCGGAGGAGGTCATAGGTCTTTAAATATAGCTTATGACCACGGGCATTGGGGAGGTATTATTACTAAGGGGTCTCTATCGGTAACGAGGCATGCCTCAATGTTTCCTCAAGCTGATGTAGTTATTAGTGGGCATACTCACGACGGCTGGATAATGAATCATCCTAGATATGTAATGAACAATATTAAAGGAACGGTTGAGATAAAAAACCAATGGCATATTAAAACAGGAACTTATAAAGAAGAGTTTGAAAAGGGAAAAGGCTGGGCTGTTGAAAAAATAGCTATGCCAAAATATTTAGGCAGCTGTTTTATGAGTGTGAAATATATTAGAGATAACGATTTAGAATATACTTTTAATTTAACTTATTAATTATGGCAATAGCATTTTTTGTGACGTGTGCATTAGGATTAGTAATATGGTTTATTGACAACGATAATGATTTTGAACTTTAAAAACGAAATATTATGAAACAAGGAGGATTAAGATTTAATCAAGGAAAAACAAGGTTCGATTTAGTTCCTGTATTTGCGCAAGAACAATACGCAAAAGTACTTACCAAAGGAAGTGAGAAATATTCAGAGCGTAATTGGGAATTAGGCATGGCTTGGAGCAAAGTAACAGCATCGCTAAAAAGACACTTACAAGCCTTTGAAAGTGGCGAAGATTTTGATGTAGAAACTGGGTTGTTGCATACCGCTCACATAATGTGCAATGCTGGATTTTTAACTGAGTATTATAAAATATATCCTCAAGGGGATGATAGACCTCATAATTATCTAAAAAAAGCAAAAATAGGTTTAGATATTGATGAGGTTCTTTGTGATTTTGTAGGAGGATGTATTGAGAAGTTTCCAGAAATGAATGACCGTTCAGTTTATTGGAACGACCCGCATATCGCTATTAATTGGAAATCTATTTCTGATGATGAGGAGTTTTGGTTAAATTTAAAACCAAAAGCAAAACACGATGAATTAGGATTTGAACCACATTGTTATATTACAAGCCGTTCTATACCAAGCGAATTGACTAAAAAATGGCTTGATTTAAATGGATTCCCAAGCGTTCCAATCTATACGGTAGGACATAATGAAAGTAAAGTTGAAGTCGCTAAAAATAGCGGAATTGATATTTTTATAGATGATAGATTTGAAAACTTTGTTGAATTAAATAATGCAGGCATTTGCTGTTTTTTATTTGATGCCCCACATAATAAAAGGTACAATGTTGGATTTAAAAGAATATATAATTTAAATGAACTATGAGCCTATCACCACTACAAAGAATATTAATAGTAATGAACTACTATTACAGACACGGAGTTAACCGAGAATCTGTGAACACCGTTTACCGAAACATTTTAAAACAGAAATATGAAAAATAAACTAACACTACTACTACTCGCACTAACCCTAATCAGTTGCTCAACCCGTAAAGTAGAAGCGTCAAAACAAACAGTAAAAGAGGAAGTAACGCAAACGGCTAAAGAAGAAACGAAAACAGAAACGAATGAAAATGTTAAAGTTATAGATTCAAGTACGGCATACGAAGTAGAGTTCATTCCGATTGATAGTAACAAACCAATAATAGTAAACGGTAAAAGCTATTTGAACGTTAGAATTAAGCACTTAAAAAGAAAAAACAATATAACTACTATTTCAACTAAGAAAGTAGCGCAAATCGAAAAAAAAGAGGGTAAAACGAACGTTAAGCGAGAGGTAAAAGTAAAA